TGCCGTAGAAGCTCCAGAACCTGTAATCGAAACAGCAGAGAGATCTGTTCAAGTAGATACAGCGGCTGAAGTAAAACGTGCACTTGAAGAAGAGCAAGTTCGTACTTCACAAATTTTTGCCGTTTGTCGTCAGCATGACGCTGAAGACCTAACTCAAGGATTTATCAAAGATGGTAAATCTATAAGTGAAGTTAACGGTGAGATCCTAGACCTTATTTCAAAAAGGTCTGAAGCAAGTAACACACCTATTAGGCAAACAGACATGAACCCAAGTTCCAACGAAGTTGGATTAGAGGCAAAAGAAGTAAAACGCTTCTCTTTCCTTAGAGCTATTAACGCATTAGCAAATCCATCAGACAGGCAAGCACAAGAAGCTGCTGCTTTTGAGCGTGAAGTTTCAGCAGAAGCTTCTAAGCGTTACGACAAGCCTGCTTCTGGAATCTTGGTTCCTAATGAAGTTCTTTCTGGCTATTCAAGAGACTTGAATGTAGGTACAGCAACAGCAGGTGGAAACCTTGTTGAAACTGAATTACTTGCTGGTTCATTTATAGAC